CTGTCGGAATAGGTCCAGGCCATTCTGGGCAACCTTTTTGCGACGGAACATTAGCTGCTCATCGTCCAGGTCAAACTTCTCGGCTAACTCTTCCTCTTCTGGCGTTCTTTCAAAATGCTCAGTAGTGGGTTCACGGTAATCAGGATCAGTGAACCAAGGAATAAAAACAGGAACGTAACCATTAGTGCCGTCAACCGCACCACGCCATAGGTCATAGAAAATACCGTTGACACCATTGGCGGTAGACTCAACAAAAATAGCCGTGCCTGGTGTATTTGGTACTGCTTGCGTGAGGCCATTCCAATTGTCCAGAGCAGTGCTTTTTTGCCAGAAGGCGAGTTCCGAAGCATGGACGTGAGTAAGTGTTTCACCACGGCCAATGCTTTCACCGCCCGCTGTTGCAACCACGAAACTAGAGTCAAGAACATCAAAATTCATCTCCCGTCTTGAAGAGTATTTCGTGTGGGGCTTGAGGATATCTGGACAATGCTCATGGAATCTCTTGGTCATATCAAAGAGTGCCCTGGTACTGTCGGCATGGTGTGTAATGACCATACCCTTGCATGCAGGACGTTGGCTTACCGAGTAATAAAGGTAGCCGCCTGTGTAAGTAGATAAACCTTGCTGTCTTGCTTTTAGAATGATGACCCTGACTTTACCTTCGGTGGCCATCTGGTCCTCAACCGCAGCGTTTAGAAGTTGCTGGGCTGGGTTCAACTTGAGGGGGGTGATCTTGCCTGCTTTTGTTCTTATCTTGAGGGCAGATTTACTGTAAAACTCAAAACTATTTAGTAACTTCTTCCGCACTTCCTTCAATTGCTTGTTCATCGGTTTGCTCATCCTCGACTAACAATGATGCTAAAAAGTCTTCTGCTTTATGGATAGAGACATCAGACTTTGACGCAGGCTTGCTCTTGGTAAAATCTAATACCAGACGTGCTGCTGCGAGTCTTTCTCTGGATTGACCGTCTACACGCATAACTTCTACTGCGGTTTTCAAGGCTTCCTTTTGGTACTCGTCTTCAATGTTGAATTTCTCTGACATAATTTCCACTACCTTTTTAGCGTCTTTTTTAGCTTGTTCACGAATAGGTTTTATTGTCTCCGCAGTGTGCCCGTCAGGGACACCCTTCGGTCTACCAGCATTCTTGCGAGGCTTGGTGGACCACTGCTTTCTAAGTGCCCTTCCCTCTGGTGTCGACATGAGGTTTGCAAAGTAATTATTTTTTGGGGCGTTTTGGGGCCTTTTCAGAGGCTTTGGCGGGGACTTTTTTCTCTGCTTTCTTGGGCTGGGCATTTGCTACCTCTCTATCAATAACTTGTTCGACAATTCTCCTGACACCAGGGAAACCACTGCATAGCATTTCCGGTGGCAGGCTTGTCGCCAACTCTCGTAGACAGACGGCCTTGTCCTCAGCAGAAAGTAACTTGCTGTTCTTAACCATTTCTATTTGTGGCAGCATGGCCACCACATCAGTTGCTCTCTCTTTCACGGGGTCTCCTACGCACTCAGAAGTGCAGGTTGTGGACTAAGCGCACCAGGTGCCATTTTCTCTTCTTCTCCCTCTTCGCCTTTCATAAGCGCACCTGCCATTAGAATGGACAGGATTACAGCCATAGGATGGGCATGGAACTTAACGGGAAGTCTAGCTTTGTCGAAATGGTCTCGGATGAATTTAGCGGTAGTCGGGGCTACCTTTTTCATTGTCTTAGGGTCCATTAAATAAAGAATTACTGGGTCCACAGCGAACTCAGCGTCTTCTCGAATGTACTTCCGGTATGGACGCATGACCCTTTCGACATCCTTCTTGTAAACCTTCCTGCCGATACGAATCTCACGCGCATCTATCTCTCGCTGAGGCTGCCCCATTCTTTGTATTTCGTTTCGCAGCAAAGTTTCTGTCACTGAGTCGGGAGTAGCGCGGATATTTTCAGTGCCTAGATCAGGTCGACCTGGGATGCCTACTTGCATCCTTTGTATCTTTTCGATTTCGTTCTTTATCTTCACTGCGTCTTCGTATGTAAGAGACACACGATCTGAATGTATTAACTCATCGCGGTAATACTTCTTGTCGGGCCCATAATCGATACCCTGGTACCAGGCAGCAGAATTGACGGCAGAAGCTATTTTGTCTCTCAGGCTTCCTTTAAAAAACGTACCAGATGTGCCTTTAGTTGCACCTGGGTGCGAGTGGGGACGCTCGAACAGAGGTTCTTTAAATTTAGGCTGTTCTGCCCTGTTTTCGAGGCTGTGACTGATTTCGTGTGTCAGCGTTATAAATGCTGGGAGTTCCCCACGAAGCTCCTTTCCTTTAACCCAGACTTGGCTGCTATGGGAGTAGCCTCTATGACGACCAGATGAGACTTTCTCTTTATCGAAACTCTCTTTGTAGTATTGCTCTGCATCATCATAGATTTTTACGGCTATGTTGACATGGTCTGCGAGTGCCAGTAAGTCTTCTTCAGTACCTATGCCATCCTCGAACCTGGTGCCTTTTTTACCGATGTTAATAATGCCATCGACAACAACCTGGGCTTCGGGTAGCTGGTCTTTTACTTTGGATACTGTGGGAGGGAGAAACTTAGTTACATCTGTGTAATCTATGTCTCTTTCGTCTTGGGTGAGGATTGGGCCTTGATCTTGTTGTACAGGGATACCAGAGCGTCCGTCTGCTGGTCCAGCTGTTTGCTGGTCAACTTGGCCTGGGCCTTGTCGAACTTGTCCTGATCCTTGTTCTCTGCGGCTCCGAACCCTGTCGATTGCACTGTTGAGGTCGTTTTCATTGTAACCTTCCTTCTTTAGTAACTGTTTTGCACTGTTAGCGTAATCCTGCCTGACGTGATCTAGCTTCACACCTAAACTTTTGTAAAGGTCCTGCTCAGGATACCAGATTAATGCCTGGAATGCCGCAGGCTCGATGTTAAGACCCGTTTTGTCGTTAAACTTAGAGACGGCCTCTTGAACCAGTTCACGGAGGGTATTTCTTTGTCCTGCACTTTTTGGTGCGTCAGTAGTTGCTGTCAGAGATTTAATAATGGTTTCAGCTGCAAGAGTAGCTTCAGATTTCTTTTTGATTTTTGCTTGGTACAGCTTCTTATTGTCTGTGTAGTCTTTCTCATGGACTTTTTTTAACCGCATAGCTTCTTCAATTAGCTTTTCACGGCTGATACGCTTTCTGCCCAGGGCAGTCTTCAGTCTATCAAGCTGCTTTTGAAATTTAGCCTCATTGAATTCCATAAGGTCACCTTTTAGGCGACCAACAGTTCGCATGAACCACATATCCATAGTGACTGGAGTAAAATCACCACGTAGATTAGTGTAGAAACCATTGCCAACTTTGGGTCCAAAGATTGCTGAACCATAGACAACAGTGTCCATGTTTTCACCACCTACTTTAACATCGTCACCAAGCATACCCTGGAGTGCTGTGTTCATATCTTTTACAGGTAACTCCATCTGCAAAAACTCTGTAAAGGCTTCCATGCTTCCGAGCTTTTCAATCATCCTGTTGGCTTTGTCGAAGTTTTGTTTCATTACGGCCAGGCTTTTCCCGGTCCCGTGTATTTCAAAGCGGCCATTTTCCCTAAAGTATTCGTATGCTTTTTCTGCCATCTTTAGATTCGTTGGGACATCTAAGTTTTGCGACATGATAGCCAGGGAAACCAGCATTGGTGTTTTTGCGTTTGGATCGTCTGCAATCTCTGGGTATTTTAGAGACAACATTTCCAGCATACTTTCGATAGTAGAGTCATACCATTCTACTGCGCTGTCTTTAGACTCCATCTCATAGATTGCTTCTGACACCAGGTCATCCGCAATTGCAGATCGGTCTGCGGGGTCGTTTAGATCGCGTGGTATGCCACCAAGTTTTTCCAGGGCGCGAGTTTGCAGGAAGTTTCCTACCTCAGCCTTCACGGTCATTTTCGGAGGTGTTTCCGTACCGTCTACCAGGGAAATAATATTTGGACTTGATACCTGGGTAAGTGCGGGTATGGACGGGCTGCGCGAATCAGACAGGTTTGCAGAATCTGTTTTTGCTGAG